TGATAAATCTCGACCCCTTGGTGGGCTACAGTGTTGCCGCCCCCGATTGCACTACGCTGTTAAACCTTGAGATTGAACGCTTGCGTAATTTGCTTGAGTACGAGTCAATGAGTGGCGGCGTGGTCGGGGGGATTGCGGACTAAACAGGTGTGGCTTTTTCTTGCCACACCTTGTGCTAAAAACCCCTAAAAACAAGCCAAAACTAAGTAGTTACCCTGATAACGTCTTAAAGGTTGCTGCCGGTGAAAGACATTAGTTATCAGGTAGTTACAGTGTTTTAGCGGGTTTAAGAAAGCTCGAATCATAATCCGCAGGTCCGGGGTTCGAGTCCCTGATGCGCCACCACCTTGAAAGCCCCGTAAAATCAGGCGTTAACAATTTTAAGGTGGGGTTTAGAAGCACTAAGATTGTCTGGGTGGGGTAAAAGTTTGCCATTGTCCGCAAACTGAGCCAAGTCATCGGCACTCAAGTGCGCATACCGATTAAGCATCGACAAGGTTTTCCAGCCGCCTAATCTTTGCAGTGTCAACATCGGTGTGCCCGCTTGCGCATGCGCACTGGCCCAGCTGTGGCGCAAGTCATGAAAGCGAAACCCTGGCGCAATACCAGCGGCTTTTAACGCACGCTCAAACACCCGCCGATCAATCTCGTGCGTTTGTTTTCCTGCTCTGGCAAACACGAACTGCTTATGCAACCCTTTGCGCCGTTCAACCACGCTGCGTGCACTAGGGTTCAACGGCACCGGACGGCTGCACCCAGACTTGGCTTTACTGGCCAAGACTGACACCAAGCCGCGCTCCAAGTTCACGTTGGCCCACTCCAGACTCAGGATTTCCCCAGCCCTCATGCCCGTGGCCAAGGCAAACTCCGAAATGTCACGCATCCACCCCGTGCCAAGGGCTTCTAACAAATCACTCGCTTGCTCAGGCGTGAGAAAAGTCTCCCGCTGGTTGTTCTCACGGTACTTGCGTATGTAAGGCACAGACTGCATCCAGCCTCGACGCTTGGCATCGTTAAGCATCTTGCTCAACGTGGCAAGAAACCGGTTCTTAGTCGCTGCGGCTAACGGTTCGCGTGCGCCCGAGTGCAACGTCTTGTGCGTTGGGCAAGCCGTATCAATGGCATCGGTTGTTAAAGAGCAAAGGGTCTTGCCACCAAAATGTTCACGCCAATGACGAACATGTTGCTCAGCGTTGCGGTAGTTCGACCGTCCTTCTAAGGACTCTAAGTACGCCAACGCCGCTTGGTCAAACGTATACTTCGGGGCTTCCCCCAAACGCTTGACGCGCCAGAAGTCTGCGCACAAAGTGTCGTGAAACTCCTTGGCAGCTACCTTGTCTCGCGTGCCAGTCGAGCGTCTAACTCTTTGGCCGCTTGGCGAGGTGACTTGGACGTACCAGATTCCGGTTTTGGGGTGCAAGAAAATTGACATGATTCCATCTCCTCGTCCTGCACCGACAGCAAAGTCGATTCTACAGGATTTTGAGCATAGTTATGCATAAGTGTATTAAGCACACTGCGGTGTACCAGGTACGTCTTAGTGCCTGGCAATCGGCTGGCAATGCGCTTGCGGATACCGTAGAGCGTGCTGTAAGACATGCCTGTCATGGCCGCTACTTCACGCAATTTATAAAACTCCCTGTCCATCTTTGGTCTCCACCTCGATGAGTTTTTGAAGGTAGTGCATGGCTTTGCGCAAGTCCTCCACGCCATGCTTATGACGGTGGCGGCTGACGTACTTCACAATGTTGCCCTCCAAGTAATTCAAATCGTTGGCCATGATGTAGTCCCACGTTTGAATCTGGCTGCGATAATGCGTGCCCCCCACTTGGCTGTCGTTGGCGCTCATGTCGTTCTCCTTTTCATTGCGTCCATCAAAATGTCCTGCACACTGCGTTTGCTCGTTAGCCGTTGCAACACCAGTTCGTCAACGGTGTCTGCGGCAATTAAATGGTGAACAAACACTGGCCGGTCGTAGCCGGATTGCTTCTGCCTAGCCGGACCAATGCGTTCAATGACTTGTAGCCAATTCTCCAGCGACCAATCCAAACTGAAAAACACCAATATGTTGCCCCCGTGCTGCAACGACAGTCCGTGCCCCGCAGACTGAGGGTGCAACAGCATTAGCGGTATTTCACCGGCGTTCCAGGCTTCGATTGTTTCGCCTCGCTTGTCCATGGCGACTGCTTGTGGGAAAGCCTTGAGAAGTCGAGCCAAGTCTGATTTGAATTTGTACGCAACCAGCACCGGCGTGCCGTTGGCTTCTTCAATAACTGAATCCAGTGCCTGAATCTTTGCATCGTGTATTTCCTCCCACTCGGTTGAACCCTCATTGACATACAAAGCGCCGTTGGCGATTTGCAAACACTTCATGGACTTGGCCGCAGCGTTTGCCGCTTCTACTCCTTCGTCTTCCAACTCGGCAAAGAAACGCTGCTCCATGTCGTCATAGATTTCTCGTGCCTTGGGCGGCAGCACCACTTCCACGTGGTTGACCACCGGCTCGTTAATGTCCAAGTAGTCTTTGGCTTCAATGGTCAAACAGATGTCTTGCAACTTTTCTTGAATCTCTTGCTGAGCATGGGGCAGGGCGTGCAGTTTTCTTGCATGCGCGTTTGGTCCAATCTGCTCAGATCGAAACCAACGTTTCTCGAATCCGGTAAAAGACTGACCAAGGCGAAACCCTCGGTCTAAAAACCATATCTGCCCCCACAAGTCTGTTAGCCCCTGCGGGCTTGGCGTGCCGGTTAGCTGCACAAACCGGTTCACTTTGGTGTGAGCCACCTTGGACAATGCTCTAGCCCGAGCAGAACCCTGCGTAATACGAAACGATTTCAACCGTGTGGACTCGTCAACCACGACCGTGCGAAACGGCCAATCGTCGCCAAAGTGTTTAACCAATTGCGGCAACAACTCAAAATTGACTGTGTTGATGTCAACCAAATCTGCCCACGTTTTCTTACGATTGGCTGGCGTGCCGCCAATGAACTGGCATTGCATGTGTTGCGTACCCGGCCACTTGGCCACCTCACTTGGCCAGGTGTATTTGGCCACGCGCAACGGCGCTATAACGAGCACCGGATACACGTCCTCCATTAAATCAAGCGTATCAAGTGCAGTTAACGTGGCAAGGCTCTTGCCCATGCCCATGGAAGCCCAGATAGCGCACCGAGGGTTGTCGATAATGTGATTCGCAATGCTGTGTTGATAGCTATGTAATTTCATTTAGTAACGCATCCACTTGTTCTTTGCTGTCGATGACTTCAACCCGAACCCCGAGTAGTCGCAATTTCCTGTGCAATCGCCACTGGTGGGGCTTAGGTTTTTGTCCTGGTGCTTTCAATTCCACAAAAACCAGCTGGTTGCCGGGCAGAATTACCAACCGATCAGGTGCACCTCGGACGCTGACCCAATCCTGCTTCAAAGCCAGACCGCCTCGTCTTTGCACGGCTCGGCGTAAGTAAGTTTCTATGGATTTCTCGCGCACGATTAGTCTTTTCTATAACGATGGGATTCAAATCCGGCTGCCGCCAACGGCAACCCCTTAGCCCACTTCGGGTTGGTGGCCATGAGCAACGACAACTCGGCCGCATTAAACTGCGTAACGTCATCGACCTCGGTAATCAGCTCATCGTGCACGGAACTGACCACGGCATAGCCGCCGAGTTCAGCGACTTTCATGCCGTAGGCAAGCACGTCCCTGGCAACGGCTTGGCACAGGTTTTCAAACAACTTACCGCCGTATGTTCGTAAGCGCTCCCACCGCCGTGTGTACTGATTCATGCCGCTGTAAGTGATCTGGTCGTCTTCAAGTCGGGCATTGGGATAGCACAGGTAACGGCCTGACGGCAGCTTGATGCGCAACCACCCCTTGTGGTACTGCATCCTTAGCTTGCCTGCTTTACCAATGTGGTCAGGGTGGTTGATGCACTTGGTGGCGGTGTTGTTCAAGTCAGCCCAGTACTGAACCACGTTGGGGTGAGCGTGCCGCCAAGCACGTTTGATACCGTCACACGCCACGAAAACGTCTCGGCTCAAGCCATACGTGCTCTGTTTGTTCTTCTTTAACTGGTTCCACCAAAAGATAGACTTCTCAACGTAGTCGGCTGGCAGACTTGGGTACAGCTTGCGAGCCATGTCTTCCAGATCAACTTGGTAGATGTTGGCAAAGGCAGTGAACGCGCCCACTGAGCCGCCGTAGCCAAGGGCAAGTTCCTGAATCTTTCCTAACTGACGCTGCTCCTTGGTCACATCGTCGGCTTTTATGCCGAAAGACTGTGCGTATGCAAGTTTGTATAAATCGTGCCCTATACCTTGGTCAAACTGCTCAAAGGCTTTAATCTTCCAGTCCTCGCCTGCTAACCAAACGGCCACACGACCTTCGATATTGGACAAGTCAGACACGACTAACTTCTTACCTTTGGGGGCGATGATGCAGCCCCGCAACACCGAACTGGCCAACTTGTTGATGTCCGATACCATCAGGTCTGCAAAACCTTCTTTCAAAGCCTCAATACCGTCCTTTAGTTCAGCACCTGATACCGTGCCTCTGGGGATGTTTTGCAACTGAACCAAGCGGCCGGCCCATCTTCCGGTTCTTGATGCGCCGCAAAACTGGAGCGTGCCGCGCAGTCGGCCATCGTCGCTTGTGCATTGTTTGAACTTTTTGAACTTGGCCGTGCTGCTCATGCTCGCAGCCAATCGAATGCGCAACAACTCACGCACGGGTTCTGGCAAATCTGGGTCAGCAATTCGACGCTCTACCGTAGACGTTCTCAGGTCAGGCAGTGTCACGCCGTATTGCTTGACCAAGTGTTCGAGCAACGCATCGCGCTGGTTGGCACTGCCCACTGCGCCTTCGGTTTGCTTATGGGCTTGCTCAGACAAGCGTTTCTTTTCCTGCTCCACGGCTGTTAGTGCGCCGTTAACTAACTCACGGTCAATGGCCACGCCTCGGTCGTTGACTTGCTGATCTAGGTGCCACAGTTCCAATTCGTCACCCTTGTAATTCCACGTGGGCAAACGTTTGTACAACTCACGCATTGACACAATGTCTTGCGCTGCGTAATGCACAAACGCCGCCCAGTCTTCGGGGTGCGTGTCTTTGGTAGCACGGTCAAACTTACGGTTAGCTGGCTGTGGGGAGCAGAACAATGAAATCAAACGTCTGCCATCTTTGTTCTTGGCTTGGTCATCGCTCAAATTGAACAACTGGCACAAGTCACCCAGACCGCCGGGCAACGAGTGCGCTAACGCTCTGGCCATGGTGCAATGCCAGCGTGACACATCGGTATCCATTTGCCAGGCATGGCGCAAAATCGTTCGGTCAAATTG